GAAGAGGCAAACATGAGCACATGAAAGATTATTGTGCCACGATAATGCACACGATTGTTGCGCGCGTGCTCGATGTGTCCCTATGCACACGCAATAATGTTGCGCAAAGACCGGGGTGGGGTGCCGGGTGGGGCCGCCGGCGACCCACGCTACGAGGATTTAGGGCACCAGACTTTTTCGCGCCGCTCTGGAAAACAGAGGTTAACAGAAGTTAACGCTTGACATCGGAATGCTAACTTCCGTAACATTGGTCGCATGAGCAACAATCTTGCCCGCGTCAGTACCGTCCCGATGCCCAACGAGGCCGATCTCGGGGACGCCATGCTGCAAATCACCGAAGCACAGCGGGGCTTCGTCATCGCCTTCCTCGAAACCGGCGGGCAGGAACATCAACGCGCTGCATGGATGGCGGGCTTCGGAAACTCGATGGAGGCGGCAGCGGTCGCGGCCTCACGCATGATGCGAAACCCGAACGTGTTGGCCGCGATCCGCGAGGAGGCCGATCGCCGGCTGAAGTCGGGCGCGATCCTCGGCGCTTCGGTGCTGGTCGAGATCGCGTCGGACACGAAGCATAAGGATCGCTTCAAGGCCGGCGTCGAGCTTCTGAACCGCAGCGGCCTGATCGTTGAGCAGACACACCGCGTCATCCACGAAGATCACCGCAGCGATGCGGAACTGGAGCGCGCCGTGGTCAACCTTGCAGGCCGGCTCGGCGTCGATCCGAAGATGTTGCTCGGCCATGCGGCGGCTGGCGCGGTCGCAGCGGTGGATGCGGAGTTCACCGAAGTCGTTACTGTAACCAATGGCGACGAGGGCCTGGAGGATTTGCTATGAGACCAGACATTGCGTTTAACTTATTTATTTGGGCCATAGGTTTCGGCTATATTCGTCCTGGTCTGTTTGATGTGTATCTCGGACCATTTCGCTTTTCCTGGGGCGATAGGTCAAAACATATATGGGAAGCCCGATAGGATATTTCCTATAGAGACCGCGAAAAATTATAGGGTATTTCCTATAGCTTAGAAAGGACAAGCCGTGACCGAGACAGCATCACCCACCCGCGCCGAACTGCTGGAGATGGAAGGGCTGCTCAAGTCGATCGACGCGCGCCGGCAGGAACAGCGGATCGACTTCTACGAGCCTTATGACAAACAGATGCAATTCCACATGCTCGGCCTGACGCTGCGCGAGCGGCTGCTGATGGCGGGCAACCAGAACGGCAAGACCTATTGCGGTGCCGCCGAGGCATCGTATCATCTCACCGGCCTCTATCCCGATTGGTGGACAGGCCGCCGCTGGAAGCGCCCGACGCGTGCATGGGTCGCTGGCGTTACCGGAGAGAGCACCCGCGATAACCCGCAGCGCCTTTTGCTCGGCACCGTCGCGGACATCACGGCCTATGGTCCTGGGCGCGGCATGATCCCGAAGAAGTGCCTCGATCGACAGAAGATGACACTGGCGCGCGGTGTCTCCGATCTCTACGACACCGTGTTGGTCAAGCACTTCACCGATGGCGAGCACGACGGCTGGTCCGAATTGAAGTTCAAGTCCTACGAGCGAGGCCGCCAGAAGTGGCAGGGCGATACACTCGACTTCATCTGGTACGACGAAGAACCCCCGGAGGACATCTACACCGAAGGTCTCGCGCGTATCACGGCGACTAATGGTATGGTCTATGTCACCTTCACGCCGCTGGAAGGCATGTCGAAGGTCGTGCTTCGTTACCTGAACGAGAAGTCGCCTGATCGCGGTGTCGTCCAGATGACGATCGATGATGCCAAGCACATTCCGATCGAGGAGCGTGAGAAGATCATCGCCGGCTTCCCGGCTCACGAACGAGAGGCACGCGCACGCGGCGTACCGATGCTCGGCTCCGGCAAAATCTTTCAGATCAGCGAGGGGTCGATCGAGTGCGATCCCTTCCATCCGCCGCCGCATTGGTCATACCTATGGGCCACCGACTTCGGCGTCGATCATCCGTTCGCCGCTGTGCTCTACGGCCTGAACAAAGACACCGACACGATGTACGTGATGCACTGCATCCGCATGGCGAACGCTCTGCCACTCCAGCACGCCGCCGCGATGAAGCCGGTCTTCGGTGGCTTCGGCGGGAAAATCCCGGTTGCTTGGCCGCAGGACGGATGGCAGCGCAAAGAGTTTGATGGCAAGCTCGCACCATTGGCGACGATCTACAAGAAGCATGGGTTGCGAATGCTCGACCATCACGCGACGTGGCCAGATGGTTCGAACTCGACCGAGCTTGGCATTCTCACGATGCAAGAACTGATGACGAGCAACCGCTTCAAAGTCTTCAAGACCTGTACGGAGTGGTTCGAAGAAATGCGCCTCTACCACCGCAAGGACGGCGAGATCGTGAAATTAAATGACGACCTGATGTCCGCGAGCCGCGTCGGCGTGATGATGAAACGCAAGGCGCAGCCTGTACTTTGGGTGCCAAACACCCGCGATGGGCGCGCTCCGGTGGCGATGGCGAGGGACGTAGATATTGATCCGTGGGGATAATCTAATGGCGGGAAAGAACCATAGTTTGCTGACGCCTTCTGAAAAGAAGGACGCAAATAAGCGGTCGATAAAGTCGCGGAAGAAGCGTTTGGCGTCTAGTGAGCGGGCGCGAGAAGATCATCGGGCGCACAGCACTAAATTTTATGCAGATAACCCGAAGACGGCTTTGATTTATCGTGCTCGTCAGCGTGCGAAGAAAAAGAATATTATTTGCACTATAACAGAAAATGACTTTGAAATTCCTGCTGTGTGTCCGGTTCTTGGCATTCCTCTTGTTCGAGGCAAGGGGGAAATTGGTTCGGCGTCTCCCTCTTTAGATCGCCTAATACCGTCTGTTGGTTATGTTCCCGGTAATGTAGTCGTGATGTCGGCTAGGGCAAATCGATTGAAGTGTGACTGCACAAATGCTGCGGAATTACGGGCAGTTGCAGACTGGATTGACAACAATATCTTCTAGTGACATATTGTTGCTGCCCCTGGGTGCGGAGGAACACCGGCCCGACAGGAAACTGTCCCCCAGGGGAGCGCGCTTGTAAGGATCGACCAATGGCACTCACATCTTCCGCACCCTACGCCGGTGCTGCTATGGACCTGGGCCTCGGCCAGCAGGTTCAGCAAGACGTGCAAAACGAGACCGACGAGCAGCGCAAGAAACGGATGCTGCTCAACAAGCAACAGACGGTCACGGGGATCACTCCGTTCATGGGCGCTTTCCAATCATTGCTCTCACCGACGGGAAATCAGTTCTAATGGTCAGCACCTACGAAAGCATGATTGTTGCCGAAAGTATGCAGGAGTTCACAAACCTGCAAACGATGCGCAACGTCTTCGGCCAGCATTGGGAAGAAGTTGCCGAGCTTGTCTTGCCGACGAGCCGCAACACGTTCTTCTACGGATCGTACAACTTCCCCGGCCAGAAGAAGACCGATCGCCAAGTCGATGCCAGCGCCGCGCTCGCACTCATGCGCTTCGGCGCAATTCTCGACAGCCTGCTGACGCCGCGCAACATGATGTGGCATGGCCTCGCCGCGCCGGAAGATTTCGAATATCTCATGAAGGATCGCGCGACCCGCCTTTGGTATGAGAAGGCGACCAAGCTCTTGTTCAAGTATCGCTATCATCCGATGGCGAACTTTAGCGCGCAGAACTCAAACCAATGGCAGTCGCTCGGTGCGTTCGGCACCGGTACTATGCTGATCGACAGCTTCCAGGGCGTGCAACCCCTTCGCGGTCTCCGCTACAAACATCTGCCGCTCGGTGAGATGTATCTCCGCGAGAACCACCAAGGGCTGATCGACGGCTTCTGCCGATGGTTCCGCCTGACGCCGCAGCAAGCGGTGGACAAATTCAAAGAGAAGACACCGCAAGCGATCCTAGACGCGGCAGCGCAGAAGTCGCAGATGCCGTATAGCTTCCTGCATCGCGTCTGCCCGCGCGACGACTACGACGAAGATCGCATGGACGAGAAGGGCAAGCTCTACGCGAGCTACTATATCTCGATCGATTATCAGGTGCTCTTGGGCGAGGGCGGCTACAACAGCTTCCCGGTTGCCTGTTCGCGTTATGAGCAGACGCCGAACGAAACCTATGGTCGCTCGCCCGCGATGCTCGCACTGCCGGCGATCAAGACGATCAACGCGGAGAAGCGCGACTTCCTCACGCAAGGACATCGCGCCGGC